AGCTCAAGAGAAAGGAGCCTCCCTTGCTTAAAAAGAAAAGCCTGGTCCTGGCTAAAATTGAATCTACCTATGGGATAGACCCCACCCCGGTCGCGGCTAATGACGCGATCCTTGTTACTAATCCGGTGGCGAAACCCGTCGGGGAATTGTTGCAACGCAACCACGACCGACCGAGCCTGTCACCGCTCCAGCATTCCATTGGAATGAAAGAGTATGAAATCACCTTTGAAACAGAACTCAAGGGCAGTGGAACTTGTAATGCGGGCGGTGCCACGGATATTCCTGAGATCGACCCATTATTGCAGGCTTGCGGTTTAGCACAGACCTTGACTGCCGAAACAACGGGTGGCGCAGGCGATGGCTCTATCGTATACGATCCAGCCTCAACGGGTCACAAGTCAGTCGCGCTTTATATGTACGAAGACGGGATCATCAAGAAAATTCTCGGCTGTCGTGGTTCCATGTCTGCCAACTTGGAAGCGGGAAAGCACGGAATCCTGAACTGGACTTTCCGAGGCTTTTACGCAACTCCGGTGGATGGTGCTATCGCTTCGGGTGCGGCATACGACAACACCGCTCCTCAGCCATTTCTCAGCGCGGCTTTGACGATGGGCGGATACTCCGCCGCTGTTCAAAGTCTCGCTTTTGATCTGGCCAATGAGATCGGTAAGCGTATCGATGCCAACAATGCCAATGGCATCGCCGAGTTTTTGATCACAGGTAGAGACACAAATGGATCGCTGGACCCAGAGGCAGTGACATTAGCGGTGAATGATTTCTGGTCGCATTGGGAGAATTCAACCTCAAAAGTCTTGTCCGCTCAACTCGGTCAGACCGCGGGGAATATCGTTTTAATCACAGCTCCCGCGATGGTCTATCGAGAGATCAACCCCGGTGATCGTAATTCAGTACGCACCTACGATATGCCGTTCACACTCGCGCAAAGCGCAGGTGATGACGAACTGAAGCTGACTTTCAAGTAACCGTAGGGGCAGGCCCCCGTGCCTGCCTTTGATCTAAATTTATATTTAAAATTTTCCCAAGGAGAAATAATTATGCGAGGAATTTTCGCAATCGATCCCGCCGCAGAAATCCGCCACATCCCCAAAGCCGCGCGTGACTTGTCTGTTGAAGATCAACCTGTATTCATTTTGAAGCCCCTTTCAGCGCGTGAATCTGCGCGCATTCAAGACGGTGCTATTGAGTCAACGGTGGGTGGCAAGGGTGGAGAAACGACCATGCGCGTTATGAGTGGTGGGTCTGCATTGAAGGCTCTGGCATCCGGTTTGACTGGATGGGAAAACTTTAAAACCCCTGATGGCACTCTGGTCGAGTTTCGCCACAACAACGGCAAGCCGCATCCTGAAAATCTTGACCGCATCCCGTCCGCGATCCGTCGCGAACTCGCCGAGGTCATAACCGAAGGTGCGGAGATGGATGAGGAAGCGGAAAAAAACTCCGATTAGCGGTCTCTGCCGATCTGGCAGACATCGCCTGTGCGACCTGCGCGCATAAAGATTGTGACGGAGCCAAGGGAATCACATCCCTTTGGGAATTTGACGGAGAAAAACTCGGGCATTGCCCTTTGAATGATGTCACCGCTCAGACAGTGCAAATGATTCAGATGTACGGTCATTATAAATCGGGGTATCTACCCGCTGATGGTGGACTCCTCGACCAGACCCCGCAGTATTTGCGGGCGATGGGAATCATCGACGATCTGGTCCACAAACACCAGGTCGAACAAAACAAAAAGAACAGGTAATCGATGGCTCAAAACGCTACAGAATTGACGCTGGTTTTAAAAGCAAAAGATGCTATGTCCTCTGCTCTCAAAAAAGCAGAGGGTCAGATTCAAAAGCTTTCGGCGGGTGTCAAAAAATATGAGAACGAGATCAGAGTCGCTTCTAAAGCGGCTCTGGGTCTTGCTGTCATAGGCGGTGCATTGTTCACATCAGCCATTGTCCAGGCCGCTGATTTTGAGCAGTCGATTGCCAATGTTTCTGCAGTCACTAAAGCCAGTATTGAAGATCAAAAACGTCTCGCTGATGCGGCCTTGGAGATGGGATCGAAGTCTGTATTCTCAGCTTCTCAAGCCGCAGAGGCCCAATTGGCGTTGGGACAGGCAGGTCAAACCACAACTCAAATAATCCAGTCGCTCGAAGGCGTGATGTCTCTTGCCGCCGCAACCTCTTCCGATCTGGGTTTCGCCGCTGAAGTAACGACAGCCTCTCTATCCCAGTTCGGACTGGAGGCAGATCAGGCCAACCGTATTGCTAATCTTTTCGCGGCTTCCACATCCGCATCCCCGGCAACTTTAGAAAAACTGTCATCAGCGATGCGGCAAGTCGGACCCGTGGCAAATTCGTTGAATTTTTCCATCGAAGAAACAACCGCGACATTAAACCTTCTGTTCAATGCAGGATTCAAAGGAGAACAATCAGGAACGATTTTGCGCGGTGCCCTGACGTCTCTCATAAAACCAAGCACGGAAGCGGCTGAAACGATAAGCCGGCTGGGCGTGAATCTTTTGGACACTGCGGGGAAGATGAAGAAGCCTGTTGAATTGTTACGCGAATTGGAAAAAGCAAATCTGTCCACCGCTGATGCTGTCACAATATTTGGTCAGGAAGCCGGACCCGGAATGCTCGATCTCATATCGCAAGGCTCGAAAGCTTTGGAAGATATGAAACAAAAGATCACCGGGACCGATGAAGCTTCCCGTCAGGCGGCTGTAAGAATGAATACCTTGCAAGGTTCCATCAAGGAATTAAGCTCCGCGTGGGAGGGAGCCAATATAACCGTGGGAACCGAATTCATTCCGGTAATACGATTCGTGGCCAAAATACTCACATCACTGGTTTTGGGATTCAATGAAATGGACCCGCTGATCCGATCTGTTCTTGCCGGACTCTCTCTTCTTGTGAGCGTTGTGGCAGGGTTGGCTGGAGGTTTCGGTCTGCTGGCAACGGCAATCGCGACATCCAAGCGGGCGTTTGGCGTCATTGGCGTATCGAGTGCTTTACTCGGAAAGGGATTTCTGCTTCTGACCGGATTTATTACGGCAATGGTTGCGGCCTATAAATTTGGGGAAACCATCGCTGGGCTTAAAGCAGTCCAACACGTTGTCGTTGAATTTGTTCGATTTGTTGAAAATGCCTGGCTTGGAATTCAGTTTGTATTTTTTAATGTTCTTAAGGCTTTTGGGAAGATTCAAAAATTTGTATCTGAATTGATTAGGGAATACACGCCCGGATTAGAAAGATTTTTTTCAGCACTGGTGGAAATGGAGTTGCTGGATGTGAATCCCTTTGACGCGATGTCTGAGGGTTTGAAAGAGTTGGACGCTATAGCAGATTTTGCGTTGAATAATATTGCTGATGCTACAAATGCCGCCAATGCTGAATATCAAAAAATGCATGAAGAGATTGACGCACTTCCCGATTCCCTTGAAAAAACAGCTGAGGCGATAAAGAAAACTAATGATGCAACCAAGGCCGCGACTCAATCGGCAACGGAACAAGCCAAAGCACACGAAGAAGCGGCTAGGGCCGCTACAGAGTATGCGGAGTCGTTGGGAAAACTGGAAGCTGTCGAGCTTAAGGTTTTGGAGGCTCAACAAAAGGCAACTGAGGAATCACTGAAGCTTGTCCGTGAGCGTGGAGCGGCGATCAAACAGATCCTTGATATCGACTCTTCAATCAAGGCGTTCGAACAACAGCTCGGAGAAAAAGGTCTCACCCGTGAAGAAAAAGACGTCAACGAGTTGATTCGTCAGCAGGAGCGATTCTCAGCGGTGGTTTTGCAGGGAAAGAATGCGGAAAAGGATGCCCGCCGTCAGCTTCGCGATATGGGTGTCAGCGAAGATCAGCGCGAGGCAGTTCTGGAAACCATACGCAAACGTCAGGCACTTGAACAGGTAGAAGCACTTCAAGAAATTTCCAATAAGACAAAAGAACTCGCACTGGCCGCAGAACAAGGATCATTGCAAGAATCGAATGCCAGAAATCTGGTTCTGGAATCGTCTGAAAAACTGAAAAAGGCAATGGGCGAGCTTGCGGTCATTCAGGGTACGCTCGACAGTGCCACTGTCAAAAACAGCAAGACTCTGGAATCTGCTTACATCAAAAGCCTGCATCAGGTAGACCAGCTCCAGACTCGATTTGATGAACTCGCAAAACAGATAAAAGAAATCGAGGCGAGAATCGTTCTGGCAGACCGAGAGAAAGTGATTGCCCAAGCGGATCATTTGCGCCAATCCCTCGTTGCCCGTTTTGCAAATCCTATCCATCAGAAAGTGATCATCGAATCTGTTGAGGTTTTGTCGAGTGCTCAACGATCTTCAGGCTTGTCTGTGAATCGTACCAGCGGCGGAATATCCCTGTCCGATACTCCAAAATTTGCTTCCGGAATACGCTCAGTCCCTCGCGACAATTTCCCGGCTTTACTGCATAAAGGTGAGCAGGTGTTAACGCGATCTGAGGCAAAGGAAAGGCAGGACCAGATGGTGACTGTAACGATAGGTGATATCAACGTCTACGCATCTGATTCGAGTCAGGCTCCGGAGATTGTTGCAGAGCGCATTTATGACGAATTGAATCGGATCAAATATATGAAAGGCGATAACTGATATGGCTTTTGGATTTCACTACCCAACCAAGGCGGCACCAACGGCGCAATGGAATCCTGCGAGTCGTCCTGAATTCCCCGTTGAGGAACCGATAGTTTACCCACAGCAATTGAAAGGGCAGACGGCAGGAGGCAAGTTATATGTCCAAACAAAGGGGCCACTCGAAGAAACATTCAATCTTAATTTTACACTCATGAGCGAAGCCGACCGCGATGCCTACCGCGCCTTCTGGTTAGCTGTTCAAGGAGCATTTTGTAAATTTGAATATGAGGATTCTGCGGGGACAATTCACAGCGTCCGAATCATGAATGACTTTTTGTTTGAGAAAACAAGACCCGGTTTGTTTCGCGGCAGAATCGAATTGAGAAAGGAAATTTAAATGCTCGACTGGAAAACAGCAAAACCTTCTGATTTTGACTTCGTGTTCCACGCTGAGGAAATAACGGAGTTAGCAACACATATTCAGATACCCGTTCGTGTTGAACATCGAGAAACAAAAGAAATGGTATTCACAAAGTCTGTGCTCATTCGTAAGGATTTTTATGCAGAACTGAAAGAACAGCCCGATCATATTTCAGCTTTAAACGTAATCGTCGTCCGTCGTTGTCGTGATGAGTTGGTTCAACGGATCAACAAAAAGTCAATGAGTGTAGACGATAAAATCACCTTGCTCAATCAGGCCCCACAAGCAATCGAATAGCGTCTCCTTTTGTCATTTTGAACGAAGTGAAGAATCTCTGCTTTTAATTTAAAAAAACAATGCGAAACGACCTGACAGCTAAAACAACAACAGCCGTGGCAAAGGAAGCCAACGAACCCGCCACGCTTTTAAAGCTGGAGTGGCTTGCCCAACCTTTAGGGGCCCCTGCATTGACGTTGTATTTGTCTGATCGTTCCGGGATTGTTGTTGATGCGATCACTTGGTTTCCTTTGATCTCAAGGAGTGGGGATCTCCGTCGTCTCATTTCTGCCATCCAGAGTGATACGGAGTCTTTGCCCCGATTGAGGTTTGAAGTCGTTAACCATGCAACGGACTTATTCAGTCCGGAAAAGCCGTTCTCGCACCTCTTCCGGCAATATCGCCCCGAAGCATGCAAGGTCAGCATCTTTCAATGGTTCGAGGGTGAATCAATGGCAGAGGCAGATCTAACTCCCCTGTTTGTTGGCAATCTTGCAGACCCGATCGGATATGACGAATCAACCTGCTCGCTAAATGTCGTTGACGTGGCCACAGGCTATGGCGAGCAAAAGCTCGGCACTTTGATCAATCTTACTGATTACCCACTCGCCCCTGAAGCGTCGATTGGCAAGATGAAACCGATTGTGATCGGAACGGTTCCCAATGCCCCGGCGATCCCGCTTCGCAAGGCTCAGGAAACGCGGGTGAAGGCGGTGGTTTTGAGTGGCGGGTCTCTGGTCGATGCGATGGACACAACGGGATTTCCTGCATCCGGGACGATCATCATCAATGACGATGAGATCGCCTACACCAGCAAGAACGCGACGCAGTTTTTAGGATGCACGGGCATCAATGAATTTCATTATGCCGACGACGTAGTTCTGGAAAAGGTAACAGGGCATCGTTATTTATTGAGCGATCCGGCTTACCCGATTCAAAGCATCGGCACGGTTAAGGCGGGCGGTCATTTGGTAGACGCAGGTGATTATTCCGTTGATCTGGCGAATGGCGAAGTGGTCTTCCCGGACAAACCAAAGAAAACCGATTCTATCGACACCAAGTTTTTGCAGGCGCAAATGGACGCAATCGCATCGGGTAACAATGCGACCGATCCCGGGAATGCCTACATCCCGAACAGCCCGGCAACTTATGCGAAACTCAGTCAAAGCGCGACACCGCTCGCTCTCAAGCAAACGGATGATTTGCCCAACATCGGCGAGATCGCGAGCGTGCTGGTGCGGGTCGAGCATTTCATGGAAGAAAAATTATCGAGCGATTCCTTGACCGTCGAGATTCCCGGCGTGGGCGAATTGGGCACGTTGCCGCCTCCGGCGATGGACGATCTCGCAGTCGTAACGGGCGATGTGGATATCACGCATGATACTTTGATCGGTTC